TATATGGCCGGTTGTAATTATTACGTGTACCAGTACCTTACAGAAAATGGGTTACCATATTATGTCGGTAAGGGAAAAAATAATAGAATCAATGTTAATCACAAGCACATTGCATTGCCCACAATTGACCGTAGAATTATTGTTAAAGATGGGCTTACTAACAAAGAAGCATATGAAATAGAATCGGAGTTAATTAAATTCTATGGTTGTAAAAAACACGGTGGTATTTTAGATAATAAAAAGATAACCAGATGGGTAGCAGAACCGGGGTGGAAACATTCCGATGATGCTAAGAAAAAAATTAGTGCAGGTAATAAAGGTAAAGTTAGATCCGAAGAAGCAAAAGCAAATTATCGCAAACCCAAAACAGCAGAACACGCTGAAAAAATTAGACAAGCAAATTTAGGAAGACCGTATGATCCGGCTAGAGCAGCAAAAATATCAGCCACTCTTAAAGGCAACACACCGTGGAATAAAGGTGTAAAAGGCACGCCTTGGACAGAAGCAAGAAGAAATGCTTACTTACAAAGTAAAGCATTAAAAGGATTATAAAACAATGGCGTGGAAAAAGTATTTTAAGACAAGCAACTTACCAAGTAACATAAGTCCCTTAGGTGGTGGCCGTGCGCCAGACCCTGGCTTCCGTAATTATCAAAGCCAATTGCCAGAAGTTTACATCGGGCATCCAAATCGCATCGAGCGTTATAACCAATACGAACAAATGGACATGGACTCAGAAGTCAATGCTGCCTTGGATATTCTTGCCGAGTTTATGACTCAAAAGAATGAAGAAAACCATACTGCGTTCACATTAAAGTTCAAAGAAGCACCTAGTGATAACGAAGTTAAAATACTCAAAGAGCAACTACAGCAATGGGTAGCACTTAACGAGTTTAACAAGCGTATATTCAAGATCGTGCGTAATACTATCAAGTATGGCGATCAAGTGTTTATTCGTGATCCAGAAAACTTTAAACTAATGTGGACAGAAATGTCTAAGGTCACTAAAGTTATTGTCAACGAAGGCGAAGGTAAAAAGCCCGAGCAGTATCTGATCAAGGACTTAAACCCTAACTTCCAAAACTTGACAATGACTGCTGTAGCTACTACAGACACCTATATGAATCACCCACAGGTTGGTGGTCCTAGCGGTGCTTATGTACAACCACAAAGCCCTTTTGGTGGTGGATCACGCTTTAGCCATGCTAAAAACGAAGCAGCTATTGCTGCTGAACACATAATGCATGTATCTTTAACAGAAGGCTTAGATGTATTTTGGCCATTTGGTAACTCGGTATTAGAAAATATTTTTAAAGTATTCAAACAAAAAGAATTACTAGAAGATTCAATTATTATCTATCGTGTACAACGTGCTCCGGAGCGTCGTGTGTTTACAATTGACGTAGGTAACATGCCAAGTCATATGGCTATGGCATTTGTTGAGCGTATTAAAAACGAAATCCACCAACGTCGTATTCCTACACAAAGTGGTGGTGGCGGTAACCAAAACATGATGGATGCTACATATAATCCATTAAGTACAAACGAAGACTATTTCTTCCCAACTACAGCAGACGGTCGCGGTAGTAAAGTTGACGTGTTGCCAGGCGGTGCTAACCTAGGCGAAATCACCGATTTACGCTTCTTTACTAACAAGTTATTTCGCGGTTTGCGTATTCCGAGTAGCTATCTTCCAACTACAGCCGATGACGGTAGTCAAAGCTGGAGTGATGGTAAAATGGGCACGGCACTAATCCAAGAGTGGCGATTCAATCAATATTGTACACGTTTACAAGCTATGATTGCTGACAAATTAGATTCAGAATTTAAGTTGTTTATGCGCTGGAGAGGATTTAATATTGATGGATCCCTGTTTGATCTACAGTTTAATGAACCACAAAACTTTGCTCAGTATCGCCAGGCCAGTATCGATTCTGAACGTATCGCTACATTTACACAACTTGAACAGTATACCTACTTGAGTAAACGTTTCCTTATGAAACGTTACTTGGGCATGACTGAACAAGAAATCAGTGAAAACGAAACAATGTGGGCCGAAGAAAAAGGCGATCCAGAGTTAGCACAGCTTGATCCAGCAAGCCCACGTAACGTAGGTATCAGTGCCGGTGGAATTAATGCGGATCTAGATGCACTGGGACCAGAAGCACCAGCCGGTGACACAGGACTCAGTGGAGCACCTGAAAGCAACGCACCTGGTGCGGCGGCGGCAGTTGGCGCCAGTCCAACAGTTTAACAGAAAAAAGGTTAAATAGTTACATGCATATTATGGAATTGTTTGACCCAGCGACTGCGGGCTACCAAGATGAAAAAGACGACCAATCTGTTGTTAAAATGGATGATAGTCGTAAAACTCGCTTGACCTTGGCACATCTAAATCAGTTAAGACAGTCACATGACGTGCGTAAACTAGAACACGAAAAGAAGTTAGAAGCAGTAGCAAAACAGTATCAAGCACCGCCCGAAGCTGGTGGTGTTGGCGGCCCGCTGTAATTATTCCGTCAAAATCCTTCAAAAACTACCCATTTAACCCCAAAAAGTATGTATATTTGTAAATAAACTTACAAAGCCAACTTATTAAGGAGTTCTTATGAACAAGTTTGAAAAACTGATCGAATTTATCATTAATGATGAAGATCAAAAAGCACGTGATTTATTTCACACAATCGTAGTAGAAAAATCCCGCGACATTTATGAATCCATTATGGACGAAGAGAACATGGAAGAACATGTTCACGGCGACCAAGTTGGTGACATGGTTGACGAAATCTCTAATGAAGAGACAATGGGTGAGAATGATGAAGAAGGCGCTGAAGCTGAACTGTCGGGCGACGAAGAAGGTTTTGCTGGTGATGAATTCGGCGGCGAACAAGGCGATGCTGCAGAGCACGAAGAAATTGAAGACAAAGTAATGAACATTGATGCTAAGTTAGACGAGCTATTGGCTAAGTTTGACGAAATCATGGGCGATGAAGGTCATGGCGAAGAAGTGCCAGCTGAAGAGCCTGGTATGGGTCATGAAGAGCCAGCAATGGATCACGAAGAGTCAGAAATGGGAATGATGGAAGGTGAAAATCCTTTTGCTAAGTCTGGTAAATCAGGTAGCGGTAGTGCTGCTTCCGGCAAATCAGGTTCTGCTAAATCTGGTAGCGGTTCTGCAAAGAGCGGCAAATCTGGCAAGCCATTTGAAGGTAAAAAATCTACAACAGAACTAATGCGCGAATATGTTGACCGTATTGGCGATATCTACGGCGGAGCAGGTGATGCTTCCGAAGGCGATGCTGTTGGTGCAGGCGGTAAAAAAGTTAGTGTAAACACAAAGTACACAGGCAAGCAAGACGGCCCAGACTTTGGCGGTAAAGCAGTTAAAGTAACCGGTGGTGCACAAAACCAAGACGGTACAACACCAACTAAAGCCAGCAACGAATATACAAAAGGCGAAGGTGAAACTCCTGAAGGTAAACAGAACGTAAACGTTCCTGGTGGCACAGCTGGTAAAACAGCTTTCAAAACCAAAGAAGGTGAATACAGTTCCGAGCATCCAACTGACGGTACAGCCGTTGGAAACGATGGTAAACTAAGCCAAAATACCAAGAGTGTTCAGAAGCAAAACACTGGTAAGAAATAATTAGGAACTACAAATGGCTTTGTACCTAAAAGAGAACTTAACTTTTGACCGGGCAGGTATTGTTGTTGAACACAGCGATTCTGCCGACGGGAAAGGTAAAGACCTCTATATGAAAGGGATATTCATCGAAGGAGGCGTAAAAAACGCTAACGAACGTGTATATCCCGTTCACGAAATACAAAAAGCTGTTAGTACAATCAATGAACAAATCAAAACAGGTCATTCTGTTTTAGGTGAAGTTGATCATCCTGATGATTTAAAGATTAACCTAGACCGCGTGAGCCATATGATCACAGAAATGTGGATGGATGGCCCTGCTGGTTACGGAAAATTAAAAGTGTTACCAACTCCAATGGGTAAACTAGTTGAATCCATGATTACATCTGGTGTTAAGTTAGGTGTTAGCTCACGTGGATCTGGTAATGTCAATGAAGGAAGTGGACACGTTAGTGATTTTGAAATCATTACCGTTGACATCGTAGCACAACCTAGTGCTCCTCATGCTTATCCTAAGGCCATCTATGAAGGCTTAATGAATATGCGTGGTGGCATGCAGGTATTTGAAACGGCACGTGAAGCCGCTCAAGATCAAAAAGTACAGAAGTACCTGAAACAAGGCATCCAAGCCTTGATCAAAGATTTGAAACTATAGGAGAAATATCCAATGTTAGAAGCCTTAAAACCATTGTTGGATAACGGAATCATTAATGAAGAGACTAAGCAAGCCATCGGCGAAGCTTGGGAAAGCCGCATTACTGAAGCTAAAGAACAAGTTCGT